ATTTTCAACTTCCCCCAAATTTCCAAGTTCCGGGGGGGATGGTTAATCCTGCTCCTGTTCCTTTACCGCCAATGCCTGCTCCGGTTGCACCGATGCCGATGCCAATGCCGGGAATAGGTGGTGAGGGTGGTATAGGGGGCTTCTTACCTAAGAATTTTGATCCAGCTTCTTTGTACTCTGACCCTAACATGGGCGGCGGTCCTGTTCCAATGCCGATGCCGCAGAACCCTCAAGTTCCGATGCCTCAACCGATGCCGATGCCAGCACCACAACCAATGCCGCCCGCTCAAGCTCCGCAAATTCTTCCGGGAATAGGTGGTGAGGGCGGAGGTTTCAAACCTACCCCGGCTCCAATGCCCGCTCCTTACGATGATTCGGGTAATGGTGTACCTGTTCCGCCTCGGGTTGCCCCGATGCCGCAACCAATGCCTGCTCCGGAACCTACGCCTCCTCAAACATTTGGCCAAGGCCCTGAAGTTATCAGTGATCCTGCGGGTTCTATCGGCGGGACAAACCCCGTGTTTGACATGAACAATTTAGACTTCTCTAATCTTGATTTATCAAACATTCCCGGTTACACACCTGAACCCGGCGGTATTGAAAGCCTAGCGCCTACCACACCTATGACCGCAGAGTTTGTAGCGCCTACTGGTGGAATACCTATGCCCGGCGGTGGCACTTTTGATCCCGGTATTGGCGGCGAAGGTGGGACGCCTCAAATGGGTACATTTGGCGGACCCGTTTATGATGACGCGGGTAACTTAATTGGTAACTTAGGGAGTGCTGGCCCGTTGTTTGGCGAAGGCGGTGCTGGTAGCGGTCCCGGATTTACTTTTACCGATCCAAACCCTGCGGAGTCCGGCGGAACGACACCTGACACAAGCAACGGTCTGACACCCGCACAACAAGCAAGTATAGATGCCTTTAACGAGCAATACCCCAACGGATTTGACCCGTTTAGCGGTGGTGGCTTTGATCCCGGTATTGGCGGCGAAGGTGGCGCTGGTAGCGGTCCCGGCATGGGTAACGGACCCGGATTTACCATGGGCGGCACTGATGCGTCCGGTAACGGAAATGGACCCGGTGGACCCGGAAACAATACGAACCCTGCAACAGGTAGCGGAAATGCTGATGAAGAAGGTTCAGGCAACCCGTATCCGTTTATTCCGCCCGGAACAGATACTACAGGTATGACGCCAGAGATTTTGGCGGGCCTGAATAGTTTCTACGAGCAGTACCCCAACGGGGTAGGATTTGACCCGTTTAGTTCGGGGTTCGACTTTAACTTTACTCCCGGCGGCACTACCGGAACCACGACTCCCGTAGTACCTGTTGACCCTGTTGATAACCTTGGCGGTAACGATCCCGATCCGGATACCGGGACCTATGCACCGCGAGTAGCGCAGGATGTTAATGTAAGTGCCGCGTCTAATTATGGTTTGACGGGCGCTGTTCCAACGCAACCGGTTGATTCAGGGAACCCTTTTGCAAGACCTGAAAGCCAGCAAGGGATAGGTTCTTTAGGAGGCGGCTAACTTTTGAGATAGTTAAGTACATAACTTTGTGGTAAATTAACCCGTATGGGTCTTTTTTAACATGGGGCAAGTATGTGTTAGCAGAACTAGCTGCCTTCAACGCGGGCTTTAGCGTTGTGAAACAGGTCATTGCCAACGGCGGTGATCTTGCAAACGCCTTTGGTTCCATCCAAAAAATGGTGGGGGCTAAAGAAGCGTTACGTGCTAAACAAAAGAAGAATGAGAACAGTGTGTTTTCTTTCTTGGGCACTAAGAAGTCTAACGACTTTGAAGAGTTTATGGCGTTAGATAAGATACGAGAGACCGAAAAAGCACTGCACGAATACATGAAGATATATGGAAGAATCGGGTTGTACGATGACTGGATTCGCTTCCAAGCCGAGGCTCGCAAGAGACGGATAGCGGAGAGAAAAGAGATTGAAGCTATTGTGGCTCAAAGATGGGAGATTTTTTATTGGTGTTTAGGCTTCATGCTGTTGGCCCTTGGCTGTTGGGGGATCGTCGAGTATCTTATTTTTATAAGGGACTCACGCTAAGATAAAAAAGGAGGCGAAATGTTACAATCACTAATCGGTCCCGTGACAGGGCTCTTAGATAAATTTATCCAAGACAAAGATACCAAGGCCCAACTAGCGCATGACATTGGGACCATGGCCGAAAAACATGGTCAAGAAATTGCCCTAGCGCAAATTGCCTTAAACACTGCTGATGCCAAAGGAAACTTCTTTCAATCTTCTTGGAGGCCGTTATGTGGGCATGTTTGCGTTCTTGGTTTAGCCGTCAATTTTTTAATATCACCCATAGCAGCGGGATTTGGAGTAGATGTCCCACAAGCAGACATGTCGGTAATGATGCCCGTTCTCATGGGAATGCTCGGTCTAGGTGGACTTAGATCATTCGAGAAAACTAAAGGTGTTGCTAAGTGAATAAGTTAAAACTCTGGGCACAAAAATTTAGCGAAGCGTGGACCGCTTGCCTGTTGTGTATGGTTCAGGGTGACTTGACAGTGCTGACATTGAATCACGCATTTACCGCGTCTAAAACAGGAAGTATTGCGGGGATTGCTTTTGTAATTACCACTACGTTTGCTTCTATAAATAATAAGTGGGCTAACTTATGGCTTACAGGTTTGTTAACCATGTTGGCAGATATTGTTGCGCATCCCACACATTTTGGCCCTCAATGGGCAGAAGCGGCTTGCACGGGGTTAGGTGCGGCAATGCTTTGTTACTTATTGGAAAGGAAACAGAATGGCGTTTCGATTATCTAACCGCAGTCTTGGAAAGCTTGATGGGGTACACCCCAAGCTTGTCGAAGTTGTAAAACTTGCAATTACTTATACGTCTGTAGACTTTGGTGTAACTTACGGGGTTCGTTCTTTTGAAGAACAAGAACGTCTGTATAAATCTGGTCGATCACAAACGATGAACTCAAAGCACCTTCTTCAGGACGATGGCTTTTGTCACGCTGTGGATGTGGTTGCTTACGATGGTTCAGATGTTGTTTGGGAAATTAACGTTTATGATGATATTTGTGATGCTTTTAAGAAAGCCGCTATTGAAGTAGGTTTGCCTATAAAATGGGGCGCAGCATGGTCAGAGGGAGATATTTGTACTTATGAAGGAACTGCGGAAGATGCAATGAACGCTTACATAGACTTGCGTAGAAGCCAGTCGCGTAGGCCTTTTATTGATGGGCCGCATTTTGAGGTAATCGCATAATTATTTATTTTGTCCTAGCACCTCCCATATAAGGTGTGATACGATTATATCAGACAATGTTTGATTATATGCGAGGGGTAGATGGACGAACTTTATGTAGCCGAAGCTGTTTTTAGAATCTTGAGAGATAGACGGCAAGGCGTGACAGATTTGATGATATACGGTAACGTGAAGTCAATGGAACAATATCGTGAGCTTATGGGCAACTTAGAATGTCTTACTCACGTGGAACAGGAACTCAAGAGCCTGCTAGATAAACAGGAGCAATCATTATGATTAGCCAAGACAAAGAAGATACAACTCCAAAAGTAGTTTTTGAAAAGACTGCCAAGGAGATTGCTAACGACAAAAGAGCAGAAGCCAAGGCTCAAGAAGACGAAGCCAAGGCGAAGAAAGAAGCACAAAGCCTTGCTGATGCTTACGTGGAAAAACCACGCTTGAATCCCGAAGCCATCGGGAAAACTCTCTTAGACCGGATGCCTAACCCTACGGGTTGGCGGATTTTGATCCTACCTTATCAAGGTAAGGGTAAAACCGCAGGCGGTATTTTTCTACCTAGCGAAACAGTAGAAAAAAGCCAAATCTCCACTCAAGTTGGTTACGTTCTTAAAGTGGGCCCACTCGCCTACCAAGACACAGCCAAATTCCCTACTGGACCATGGTGCGAAGAAAAGCAGTGGGTGATGTTTGCCCGTTATGCTGGTTCACGCTTCCAGATAGACGGCGGAGAAGTCAGAATCCTGAATGATGATGAAATTCTATCAACCATTCTGGACCCGGAAGATATACATCAATTAAACTAAGGAGATAAAAATGGCCGAGAATAACGAAGTCGAATTAGACGTCGGTGATGCGGAAGCTGTAGACATAGAGGTGACGGAGGATATTCGTGAAGATGACGATAGTTCCGAAGGCTCTGAAGACCAGTTTTCCAAAGCTGAAACGTCAACCCAGAAGCGCATTAGTCGTCTGACTAAAAAGATGCGTGAAGCAGAACGTCGTGAGCAAGAAGCAATTAAGTATGCTCAAGCTGTTCAGGGTGAATCCAATAACCTCAAACAACGTATGACCAGTTTAGATACTAACTACGTTGCAGAGTATACCAACCGAGTTAACACTCAAATATCCCAAGCGGAAGCTAATCTAACTCGCGCAATTGAGTTAGGTGACAGTCAAGCAACGGTTGAAGCTCAACGAACACTTACCAGTTTAGCTATTCAACAAGACCGTGCTAATCAGGCAAAGATGCAGTCGCAGCGACAGCAACAACAAGCCGCCGCAGCTCAACAGCACCAAGCCCGTCAGCCTATGCCCGCACAGCAGCCTAAAAGACCCGACCCTAAAGCAGAGTCGTGGGCTATGCGAAACAGTTGGTTTGGCTCAGACGAAGCAATGACGTATGCTGCGTTTGGTATACACAAAAAGCTAGTCGAAGACGAAGGGTTTGACCCCAACGGAGAAGACTACTATACTGAACTTGATCGCCGTATTTCTGACAAGTTTGGAAACGGCTCAAACGGCACCAATAGACGACCCGCTCAGACAGTCATTGGCGCTTCAAGAACACCATCTGGGCGCAGTAGTGGGAGAAAGGTCCGACTCACCCCGAGCCAAGTCGCAATTGCGAAAAAATTGGGTGTGCCGCTTGAAGAATATGCGAAATACGTGAAGGAGTAAAAGAAAATGACTGAACAAAATGACCAAGAAAAAGGTAGTTCGGCTATGAACCGTACTTCTCGCGCTAACCAAACTCGGGAGAAACAGGCTGTTCGTAAGCCATGGGCTCCCCCGTCTATGCTAGATGCACCACCTGCCCCTGATGGCTTTAAACATCGTTGGATTCGCGCCGAAACGCGTGGCTTTGATGATACAAAGAACATCAGTGCCAAATTAAGGGAAGGTTATGAACTGGTCCGTAAGGACGAGTATCCTGACTTTGAAAGCCCTACTGTTGAAACAGGTAAATATCAAGGTGTGTTTGGAGTTGGCGGATTGCTACTCGCTCGGATTCCGGACGAAACTGTAACTGAAAGGACTAACTACTTCGCAGGTCGAAGTAAAGACCAGATGGATGCAGTGGATCACGACATGATGAGAGAGAATGCACATTCATCGATGACGATCAATAAACCCGACCGTCAATCTCGTGTAACTTTCGGTGGCCCCAACAAATGAAATGGGCTACCCCTTTAGGAGAGAACTAAAATGGCTAATACAAATACTGCCTATGGTCTCCGTCCTATCGGGCTTGTTGGAAGCGGTGTAAATTCTACTGGTGTAACTCAGTATGAAATCGCCTCTAACAATACCAATGTGATCTACCAATATGGTCTTTGCGTTCCGCTTGCTGCGGGCGTTATTGACTTTGCTGGTGCCACAAGTGGGGGAACTACCCCCGCACTTGGTGTCCTGATGGGTGTGGAGTATGTAGATTCGGTTTCTAAGAAACCAATCTGGATCAGCTACTGGCCCGGTTCCGGCTCTGTAAGCGTGGATACGAACTATCCTGTTAAAGCTTTCGTCGCCGACAACCCTAACCAGTTGTTTAAAGTAGCGTCTGACGCAACCACTACTGATCGTGCTACCGCACAAGCAGCCGTGTTCGCAAACGCTTCATTGGGAACTTCAGCACGTACTGGTACTGCTGTAGGTAACTCAAACTCAGCTTTGAACGTTGCTTCCTTTAATACTACGGCTACTTTGCCGCTTCGTATTGTTGGAATTCAAGACGACGCAGGGAACACGGACTTCAGTGAAGCCGGTATTCCTTTTATCGTCAGAATCAACGCTCATTATAATTCAAACACAAGCCGTTTTGACTCGCAGACTACCGCGACGACGACTGGCGTATAAGGAGGGCTAAGACATGGCTATTTCTCGCGCACAATTAGCGAAAGAGCTTGAACCCGGCCTAAACGCCTTGTTTGGACTCGAATATAACCGTTACGAAAATGAGCACACTGAAATCTTTGACGAAGAGTCTTCGGACAGAGCGTTTGAGGAAGAAGTAATGCTCGGTGGTTTCTCCACAGCACCCGTTAAAAATGAAGGCCAGTCCATCAGTTTTGACGACGCTCAAGAGACTTATACCGCTCGTTACACTCACGAAACCATTGCGCTTGCGTTCTCAATTACTGAGGAAGCAGTGGAAGACAATCTGTATGATCGTCTTGCATCGCGCTACACCAAAGCTCTGGCTCGCTCTATGGCCCAGACTAAGCAAATCAAAGCGGCATCAATCCTGAACAATGCGTTCACGGCTGGTGTCAATGCGGTTGGCGATGGTGCAGCACTTTGTTCAGCAGCGCATCCGTCTTTATCTGGTAACCAAACCAACGTCTTGGCAGTTGCTGCCGACCTTAACGAAACTTCGTTAGAGCAGATGTTGATTGATATTGCTGGTATGACAGATGAGCGTGGTTTGAAGATTGCTGTTCGCGGCATGAAGCTTATTATACCTAAAGAGCTTCAGTTCATCGCAGAGCGAGTTATTAACTCGAACCTGCGCTCTGGTACTGCGGATAACGACAATAACGCAATGAAGTCTATGGGAATGCTTCCAGACGGTGCGGTGGTAAACCACTTCCTCACTGACACAGATGCTTTCTTCATTAAGACTGATGCACCTAACGGCTTCAAATACTTCAACCGTTCAGCCATTAAAACGGCGATGGAAGGCGACTTTGATACCGGCAACATGCGCTTTAAGGCTCGTGAACGTTACTCTTTCGGTGTATCCGATTGGCGTGGTGTTTACGGTACTCCCGGCGCTGCGTAATTTACGCAAACCTGTTGTACGAGAAAGGGGGCTTCGGCCTCCTTTTTTTTGCTTAATATTGACACCTAATGCTGTACAATGTTATGTTTAGTGTATCGGGAAACATTCCGGCGAATCTGACAGTCCCCGACTGACGATATGCAGACAGATTCACCTTAACTCGCATGTGAGGAACTTATTATGGGCCAGACTACTTTTTCAGGACCAATCTTAGCAGGAACAATCAAATCTACTACTGGCACGACTGTCGGTACTAACGTAAAGAACACTGGCCAAGTTGTAATGGCTCAGTCTTTTACCACAGGTGTTGATTTAGACGGCGGCGCTTCTGCTGCAAATACAACTACAGTTATTATCCCAGCAAACTCTCAGATCATTGATATCGTCCTCGACGTTGTTGGTGTTATGGTTGGTGCAACTTGCGTATTTAGCATTGGTGATGTAGCGGGCGGTAACGCCACGTTTTTAAACGCTTTTTCAATCTCTGTAGCCTCTGGCGCGGGTCGTAAATACCCTACTACTGAAGCAGGCGGCGCATTAATTTGGGCTGATACCGGCGCTTCTGATCTTCGCCTAACTTGGACATCTACAGGCGCGACCTCCAACGGAGAAATTCGCGCTACAGTGATGTACCAGCAAAACAGTGACCTCGTTTAAATATAACAATTTGGAGGTTTGCTAATGTCGGGCTCAGACGTAAGATCGAAACGCATAACCGCGACGGGATCAGTAGGTGTTGGTCCCGCTCGTATTAGGCAGGTTCAAGTCAAAACAACGACGGGTTCTCCACGCCTTACAATAACGGATGGAAACGGCGGTGCTGTTGCTTTGGACATGGATTTAAATGCCTCGGCAACGCACTCTGCTAACATCCCTTCTGACGGCATTCGAGTCACTGATATCTGGGTATCTGCGGTAACCGCCATTACGTCTGTTACTGTTTTTTACAGTTGAAGAAGGGATAAATTATGGCGTCTGATGTAAAAGCAACCTACCTAACCGCAACCGGAACTGTTTTTGCGGGTAGATCGCGCATAAAGGCTATTCATTATCAAGCGGGTTCTAGTCCTTCTTTGGTTTTAAAGACCGGAAGTACGAGCGGAACCACACAGTTAACGTTAGCTTTTGCTAACAGCACTGATGACAATGTTTATATACCGGACGAGGGGATGTTATTTAGTGACGGATGTTATGCCGTACTGACTAACATCACCAACATCACGGTCTTTTATAACTGAGGTAGTTATGGTCACGCAAGTAACACCTCCTACGAAACAAAAACGAGCGCAAGGTAAGAAAAGACCGGCATGGCGTGACGGGGATATGATGAAAGTAACTGAAGTTTTAGCCAAGCTAGAGAAGCACGAAGCCGAATGTAACTTACGCTACAAGAGGATTGAAGAGAAATTAGGTGAACAAAAACTTTCAATGAAAGCCTTGGACCTTAAAATCTGGGGCCTTGCGGTCTTAATTATAATAGCGCCGATGGTGCACAAGTTCTTGTCGTAGCCATGAACATAGCTTTCTTCAGTGACCCCTTAGAGGCGGAGATTGTAAAAGAGATCAAACTTTGGTCTTCCGATATTTTAGAAAAACCTAGCCCTTACTTTAATAACTTGCCCCCGTGTCCGTATGCCCGGAACGCGTGGGTAGACGACAAAGTAGCTATTCTTTTCATTCACGAAGAGAACTACCAGACCTTATATTCCTGTATGTCACAATGGGACGATAAACACGATATCGCGATCATTGCTGATTTAGGAAACACCAAGAATTCAGAAGACTTTCACGAATACCTAGACGGTTTAAATAACTGTATTTCAGAAGGTATGTTCATAGACAAAGACATTTGGTTGATGGGTTTTCACCCGGACGACGAGCCTAGCGAGTTTGTTCAAGACGTAGAGTTTGCGCCTTTGGTAGAAACGCCCTATGCTATGATATTCGTCCAACGTTTGTCTAAGTTGCAACAAGCGGCAGACAAGCTGGATAAAAAAGGCTATTATGATACTTATGATGCCGAATATAATGCACGTGACATATACGAACTAAGAGAAACCCTGTATAGGAGATTAAAAGATGGCGATGAAACCCAAAAAGCGTAAGGTTGTAGCAAAACCAATGCGTAACGGCGGCATGGTTAAAAAAATGCGCGGCGGGGGTATGGTTCAGAAAATGCGCAAAGGCGGAAAAGTAAGCAAGTGCGCGGTGAGGAATGCCTAATGGCAAGCAAGGGTTTATATGCGAATATTAACGCAAAAAAGAAACGCATAAAAGCGGGTTCTAACGAAAAAATGCGTAAGCCCGGAACAAAAGGCGCTCCTACCGCTAAAGCTTTTAAGCGGTCGGCGAAAACCGCAAACAAAAAAAGGTAGGTACGGATTATGGCTACATCCGGAAGCAAAGATTTTGAACTTGATGTTGCAGAGTATGTCGAAGAGGCATTTGAACGCTGCGGTCTTGAAGTTCGGACGGGTTACGATTTAAAATCCGCAAAGCGGTCTTTGAACCTATTGCTGGCGGACTGGGCTAACCGTGGTCTAAACCAATGGACAATTAAACAACGCACTATTACGATGATTCCCGGCACCGGTGAATACAACGTGGGCACGGACGTTATTGATATTCTATCTGTTGTTGTCCAGCGTGATGGCACAGACTACTCTCTATTACGTTTGAGCCGCGACGGGTATTTGACTATTCCTAACAAGACCACCCAAGGTCGAGTTAATCAATTCTTCTTAGATCGACAGATTTCTCCTAATTTAAAGCTATGGCCAGTCCCTGATAACAACACCGATGTTGTTTATTATGACGCGTTAACGCGTATGGACGATGCCGACATCTACACAAACACTATGGACGTACCTTTTAGGTTTTATCCTTGTTTAGCCGCAGGTTTAGCTTATTATCTGGCCTTAAAAAGGGCTCCAAATCGTGTTCAGATGCTAAAAGCTATGTATGAAGAAGAGTTTGAAAGGGCCGCAGTAGAGGATAGAGACCGTTCTTCCTTTAACGTTGCGCCCCAGTTTGATTATTACAGGGTAGGCTGATGGGTAAATATGCTTCAGGCAAAGAATCTTACGCGATCTCAGATAGGGACGGTTTCCGCTATCCTTATCGCCTGATGAAAAAAGAATGGAACGGCCTTTTGGTTGGGCCAGACGAGTGGGAGGCTAAACAGCCTCAATTGGGTCCTTTTCGTAAAGTGTCTGACCCGGAAGCTTTGCAAAATGCACGTCCGGATCGAGTCGAGCCTTTAGATGTTTACGTGGGAGTGCCTTTAGTGATTGCACCTACTTTACTTCCCGTGCAGGCGTTCACGCAAGTTGGAACAGTGACGGTGACCACATGAGTTTTACATACGCACAGCTAGAAACAGCTATTCAAGACTACACAGAGAACACTGAAACGTCTTTTGTTAGTAATTTGGCTACATTTATTACGCAGGCAGAGGAAAGAATACTTAAAAGTGTTCAGTTAAGCCTTTTCCGCAAGAATGTAAGCGGCAGTATGGCCAATGCTAATCGGTTTTTGGCTTGTCCTAGTGACTATTTAGCACCTTTTTCCTTATCTTTTGTTGATGCAAGCAGTGATCATGTCTTTTTAGACTTTAAAGACCCTGATTATGTGCAATCCTTTAACCCGGATGCAGCAACCGTTGGTTTACCCCGATATTACGCTGTTTATGACGTAGATAACTTTATTTTAGGACCTACTCCAAATGCAGCGTATAATGTAGAATTACATTACTTTTATAGGCCTGCTAGTTTGACTGCGGGAGCCGCGGGCGGAACAACATGGCTTAGTGAGAATGCTTCGATAGCTTTGTTATACGGTTCTTTGATAGAAGCGTACATATTCATGAAGGGTGAGCCCGACATGATGGCGCTATACGAGAAACGGTTTACTGAAGCGATTTCTGGAATGAAGATGTTTGGTGAGGCTAAAGAAGTAACGGACGAATACCGTACTGGACAAGTCAGAAGGCCTAAACAATGAATGATTCAGGACTAGGTAAGGTGCCAACTTTCAAAGTGGACGTACACACCACTAATGGAAGGGGCTTTACACCAGAGGAGATTGCGGAGAGGTGTGCTAACAAGATTATAGCCATTTCTGATGACGCAAACCCTGCAATTCGGGCGCAAGCTCACGCTTTTCGAGGAGAGTTACTTAAAACCCTCGTATTCTACATGCGTGAGGCTGTTAAGTCTGATAGAACTACTGTGTATAACGCTTTAACCGACGCAGGCCAAACAGAGCTTGCTAAATATATAAGGAGACTGTGACCATGGCCTTTTCAGGAAACTTCATGTGCACCAGCTTTAAGAAAGAATTGCTGTATGGTGCCCACGATTTCGACGCGTCAAGCGGCGATACATTTAAAATTGCGCTTTATACAAGCTCGGCAACGCTTAATGCTGCGACGACTGCGTATGCGACGACTAACGAAGTTAGTGGAACTAACTATACGGCAGGCGGCGGGACTTTAACCCCGGTGGACCCTACCTCGTCAGGAACGACAGCTTTGCTGGATTTCGTAGACGAAACGTGGTCTAGCGCCACCATTACGGCTCGGGGAGCGTTGATTTACAACACTACTCCGAATACGACGTCTATCTCTCTAACCAACCCAGCAGTAATTGTTCTGGACTTTGGTGGAGATAAGACATCGACAGCCGGTGACTTTACGGTGGTGTTTCCGACGGCTGATGCAAGTAATGCGATTATTCGGATAGCGTAATGGCTGACGTAACCGTCTACTTTAGAGGCTGGAATTCTGTCAGTCAAAGTTGGGGCGGTGGTCCTTGGGGCCAGAATGAGGCACTTCCGGGATCAGTCGGAGGTGTGGGCACAGTAAGTGTCGTCGCCGAGGCAAATGCCCTCGTCACCGGATTAGCAGCAACCGCCAGTGTTGGTGGAGTTACTGTTACCGCAGATGCAAACG